CACGAGCGTAGTCCCCACTCAACAAATAAGCCACAGCTAAATTAAAATTTGGTGTCACAGCATCCGGCACCAACTGTATGCTTCTCTGCAAAAATGGTATGGCTGCCTCGGGCTCGCCCATTTCTCTCAACACATTACCATAGTTGTTGAAGGCCGATGCTGAATTACGGTCCTGTGTAAGAGCTTGGGCATAATGTTTCAAGGCACCTTCGGGGTCATTTGCTTCTCTGCAGGCATTTCCTGCAGTAATAAGTTCTTCTGTGTTCATGACAATATTTAAGAAATGTTGGTGTACAGGTTATATTTTGTACAAGGGCATAAATACTTGTCAACGCAATCCTGCGTTTTATGCGGTGATTAATCCCACCGCGTAGCGGCTAGAACCCGCATTGGGCTTCTTTAAGGAGAAAACAAAAATGGGACGTCCTCTCAAAATTCAAAAATATTCTACCGGTTCCGGTAATGGTGGTGCGGCTGTAGCAGTGGATCAAGCATATCCTCCATTTGCTGCGCCAACATCAATGGACACAGCCACAGCAACATATCCTACAGGCGGAACAAATCCTCCCTGGTTAGGCGTGGTTGGTGGTGTGCAAGGTGGTGGTGTAAGTACCACATATCCAGTGGTCAAGGTTGAAGTCAATATCACCGACAGCGCCAGTGGTCAAGCCGCAGGTGTGATCTTGCGTCAAAAAGGTGCACACAAGTTCTTGGTAGCCACCTCGGCATCTATTGATCCTGCCAACGCAGTGGTCGGTGTAGCCTTGCGTATCACCGCAGTAGGTGATACCAATTGGGCCGCTATGGGTCTAGCACCTTCGGCCACAGCAGCAATTGGCACCATATTCACCCCCACAGCGGCCGCTGGTGCAGGTACCACTGGCACAGCTCAAGAAGTTGGTGTATGCGTGTTGACCAGCGATCTTACCCCCTCAGCAGGCAACATGAGCATCAGCTATTTTGCTGGCGCAACTGATTCTACAGAACAGGCCATCAGCCGACTCAGCAATCGCTTCTTGCAGAACTTTGCAGGCGGCGCAACTGGCGGCAATGCCAATACTGGTGATGTGTGGTCAGCATCGGCCGCAGTTAACAACGTGGTTCTTGATGCCAACTTCTTCACTGACGAAGGCACAGTGGCCAAATCTGGTGCAGAAGCCGACACATGGGGAGCCAATGGCAGCGAACAAAATGCTGGCGGAACCTTGGATCTGGGCATTGTGGAAAATTACACTTCGTAATTTTTTGTTGCCGGTCAAAAATCCCCACAATAAGTACTGTGGGGATTTTTTATGACTCAAGCATTTGTATTGGGCAATGGCGTCAGCCGCCGAGACATTGATCTAGTAGATCTAGCCAGGCACGGCCGCATTTACGGGTGCAACGCCCTGTACCGAGAACACACACCCGATGTGTTGGTCTCGACCGACAGGCCCATAGCTGAACACATACAAAAAAGTGGTTACAGTGCCCAACACCAGTTTTACACCCGCAGACCTTTGCCGGGTCTGGGTGCTCAAACTGTGCCCAAACCCTATTTTGGCTACAGTTCTGGACCCATAGCCTTGGCCCTAGCAGCCATGCAGGGCAACGATTTGATCTACATGCTGGGCTATGACATGGGGCCCAGTGCCTCAAAAACCATCAATAATTTATATGCGGGCACAGAATTCTACAAACCCGTTACAGCTATGCCCACTTTTACCGGCAATTGGCTCAAACAACTGATTTGTGTAATGGCAGATCACAACAACACACATTTTGTTCGAGTCACTGGTTCTACCACTGCACGCCTGGTCGAGCTAGAAGGTATACGCAATCTAGAGCACCTTGATTTACACATGTTCTTGGACCGCATAAATAAGGCAAAGGATCTGTGAATGGCAACCTATAAGAATATCAGCAGTGATTGGTACATTTCCGTAGACAACGGAGTGGGCACAATCTACATCGACGGCAATCTAGACGTCTCTGGTAATATTACCTACGTCAGTGAAATTGCGGTCAACGATGCATTTATCATCGTAGCCGCCAACAATACCGGCACGGTCAATGACATGGGTCTGGTGGCCACCAAAGTTGCCAACTCGGCCTACGCAGGATTGAGATTTGATGTCACAGCCAATGCCTGGCAAATTTCCAGCAGTGTAGCTGCCAACGGTGCGCCCATTGCTTCCTATGCCAACATCGCCACTGGCAATGCAACGGTGGCCGGAGCCAACACTCAGTTACAGTTCAATGACTCTAGCTCGTTTGGTGCCAGTGCAAATTTAACCTTCAACAAAAGCACAAACCGTTTGACCTTGGCTGGACATCAGGCCCTGGCCAATGTGGCCACTCCGGCCAATGTGGCCAACAGCGTGGTCATCTACAGCAATGCTGTCAGTGCCGGTGGCACAGGCCTATATTTTACCAGTGCCGCTGCTAACGACGAACTGGTCAGCAAAAGCAAGGCCATAGTATTTTCAATCATATTTTAAGGAACAAAAATGACCATCCAAGTAGCCAACGTGACCACAGCCGGCAACACAGTTTACACCAGCTCGGGCAACACAGCCATAACATTTCTCAGCATCTGTAATTTTGCCAATGCCACCTGCACAGCCAACGTGTTTGTTGTGCCATCGGGCGGCACGGCTGGCAACACCAACATAGTGTTGGCAACTCTAGAGCTCACAGGTTTAGAAACATATCAATTGTATGCTGGCGGTGAAAAATTACTGTTGAACAACGGAGATTTTGTTAATGTGCAGGCCAATGCCAACACAGTGACCACGGTCACCAGTTACACCACGATCTAATGGGATATTATGTAAAAAATCGTCGCTTGCAAAGCGGCAGTACCGGAGTGCGCCTGCCGGTGGGCTCGGCCAGCGATCGTCCCGAATATCCCACCTTTGGCATGATACGCTACAACACTACCTCGGCTGCGGTGGAATTCTACGACGGCAGCATATGGGCCGCTCTCAGTGCCGCTGGCGCAATTAGCTACACAGTTGACGACTTTAATGCCGACGGCAGCACCGTGACGTTTACCATGAGTGTAGCCGAGAGTTCGGCAACACAGATCATAGTGTTCATTGGATCAATCTATCAGGATCCGGCTACAGCCTACACTGTAGATGGTGGCTTGAATATAACCTTTACTTCAGCGCCGCCCAACGGCACAGTGATAAACGTAATACACAGCGAAACTTGATCAGCTAAATACCCTACACTAGGGAAAATCTATGGCAGTTAATTACATACAAGGACAGATTTTAGCCAACGTTCTCCAACGGGACGGCAATAGTCTGTCTGTTGTTGATACGGCAAACTCTACCCCAACTCTTTATATTGACATTGCCAATAGTCAAATTGGCATCAATACTGATAGTCCAGTGTCTGCCCTTGAAGTTGCTGGCAACATCACCGTTGGAAATATTGTAATTTCTAACGTTGGTAATATCAGTGCTGGCAATGTCAACATTAACAATCTTGCTACTCCGGTGGCCAATACCGACGCCACTACAAAACTCTATGTGGATCAGACTGTGGGCAATGTCAGTGGCAATGTTCTTGGTAATTTAATCCAGATGGGTACCAACAGTCAGGGTGCCTTGGTCAGTAACGCTGTCACATTGACCACAACTACCTCAGTTACTAACGGCATAGCATTGTTGAATCAAGTGCTTGGAAAATTAGTGCCGCCGGCGCCGCCAACTTTTCCGGCCAGCCAGAGCTTGGCAATCAGCAGTGTTAGTTCGTATCGCATGGCCAACATCACACAGGTCAACAACACAGCCAACAGTTTGACAGTGGCTGCCGGAGCAACAGTGTCCACTGCACGACGTGCGGCCACCTACGCTACCAATACCATCAGTACCGCAGGACCCGGAGATTCTGGAACCATAAGTCTGTTCAGAAACGGCAGCAACATAGCCAATGTGACACTGAATCCCAATGCCAGTCCCACAGCCAATGGAACCTACAACAGCAATCTTGTGATCACCAACAACATGGATTACAACAGTGCCAATGCCAATATCACAGCAGGCTTTTGGTATGTATTCAGCGCGGCAGTGTCAGGCAGCAACGCACCAGCCGGATGGAATGATCTGATTATAACAGATTCTGCCGCGGGCAACACCAATGTGGCCAGCTGGTATTATGATAATTCAAGTCCCAGCACACCAAGTTTTAGCAGCACCACCATGACTCCCCCGGGGTAAACAACATTATTATACAGCAG